TGGAATAGCAACTTCTTTCCACCGCCACTCTAATTCGTCAGCTTTATTTTGCAAAGCTGTAATTGGGTCATACAGACTGTATTTCGTTCCCTGTATGATAATAGGTGTTCCCTCTAATCGTCTACCAAGAACATCATCTGTAACCTTTTCGCAAAGGAACTCTAATCTATCTCTGTTTCTCGCTTCTTCATGGTTTTTAACGCAGTCGTCAATATAAACAAGAACGTTTGCTTCTGTGCAACCTACGATTGCGCCATCAATCGGTCGGCACGTAAATGTCGGGAAAATATTCTTACTTTTAAGGTCGATTGATAGATTTTCAGCACTCTTGTATCCATCTTTGCTAATTTTTTTTGCTTCTGGAAATACGCTCAAAAACCTCTGATATGTGCTCTCTGTTTCAAATCCTTGTAAAAGTCCTCCATAAAATCTTTTTACAAGCCCCTCCCCTTTACCTACGCCAAAAATACTTCCGTCTGGATCTCTTCCACCCATCATCTGCGCAAGTTTTAATCCGCCTGTGGTTTTTCCCGTACGTTTTGGTTGCGAAACAGAAAGAAAATCCAGTTTTCCGTCATAAATCTCCTGATATGCTTCGACTACTGGTCGCAATACTTTTCTTCTCGGGAAATAAAATCTTTTCCACGGGTCTTTTTCATCAATTTCAATGTAATAAAAAAAGCTATCCACCAGATAAGCAGCTTCATACATTAAAACATTATAAAATTGTTCTAAAACCTTGTATGAAGTATCATTATTTCCAGCGTACACTTCTAAATCTGCAATGGTTACACCTGTTTTTCCTTTTACATATTTATCTATTAGTGATTTTACCCTTGCTGATTTCTGCAACCCATATTGAACATCGTGCTCTGACCGAAATGCTACTGATAAAGCCTGTATATATGCATCAATTACCTGTTCATCAACGCCATGATCCCGTATATAATTTTCATATTCATTCACTGTTGAAATTAGGCTTGAACTTGCCATAAGAAAAGCACCCCGCTTCTCAGCAAAGGTGCCTTAAGACCTCTGCCTATAATTTTTCTAGGATAGCGACTAACTCTTGTTGTTAGCCGGTTAGTTATTTATTTAATATCAATGTCCGGTACAATTCTTTCTGATAATGGTACTTATCCGTTCCGGTTGGTTCTGTCTGCTCCATAACATAGCAAGTCCAATCATTCAGATAAATATAATCTTTGTAGTATGTATTCTCGCCTGTCTTAATCGTAATTACAAGCTCATTGTTACTGTTATTGCTAAGATCCATATATCCTTCTGCCTGTAGCATAATGGTATCTGTTCTTGCATTTGTTACAGTGATTTTCCTGTACAAATTAAATTCACTTGCATCCATTGTAAGGTTGTGATTTACTGTATCCGCTGTAGTACACCCCACTAGGCTTAAAGAAATACATACAATCATAATCAGTGACATAATTCTCTTTTTCATAACATTTTCCTTTCCACTGATAATCAGCAATTAAACTCCATTTTTATTTTGAATTGTAATATACCTTAAATCCTTTTCCGGCATATTCCTTAACCGCCTGTTGCAGTTTGAATTTTGTATCAAAGTGATCTTTGCGCAATTCACAAATTCCGTCTTTCTTCACAGCGTATATCCCAAACGGAACCTGTTTACTTGCAACATGTAAAACGCCTTTTAATTGTTCTGCTGCCATTTCATATACGCTATTTCCGACTATCAGTTTCATTCCTCATAAACCTCTCAAAATCCTTGCACTTATAGTCAAGTGATGTATCGTTTCCTTTTTGGCAAATATAAAATGGATATTCTTCTCCTGTTTTTTCATCAAAAATAAGATCTTCATCACAATATTTGCAGATTGAACAATCTTTTTCCATTATTTCACCAACTTTCATTTTGCGGTTTCTTGTATTGATTATCCGACCTTGTTCATAATCAGTTTAAATAATCAATACAAGCATTTTATTGATTCAGCAGGGAATACCGCAACGCCTGCCTATCCGGTAATGACCCGGACGCTTCTGATATACGGATTTGCACCGTACTCGCACCACGCATAGGAATCGAACCTATCAGAATTTCCATCATATGCTTTTACAAGCACTATCAATTCTGTCAACCTTTGTTATCGGAATCGAACCGAACTCACACTACGCTATCAGAGCCTTACTCGTTATAACTTTCGATTTCAGCCAAAACATAGACCATCTGATGGAAGACAGCTTAATTTGACCGAATAGTGGCACATGGAATCGAACCATGCCAGCTTAACCGCGCACCATTTTAAATCTGCAAATTCTACTTTGACACGAGTTTTCTGTCTACCAGTGATACCACTTACCATCCATATTCTTCCATCGACCATGTCTATTGCAGTAGCGCATGACTAAGTGAAGATAGGGTATTGATGCGGTGTGGATTTGCACCACACATGAATAATCACTCCTGTCCTTTTCAAGCCCCCAGCAATCAGTTATTTCACTGTGGTTATGCTGTGGTGGAGTCGAACCACTAGATCATTCTATCTGCTATTAGAGTTTACCTATTTCTCCACGCATCAAATAAAGTGTGCCTTATAAACCGCTAATATACTTCTGGCACACGATAGCCTACCACACGGATACTGCTTCACGTGTTATCTTCATCTCCGGCTAACATAAGTTATTTTGCTGATATTCGCGGATTTTCCAACCAGCACGGAAACAGGGCTAGTAGGAATCGAACCTACGAATGCAGCAGTCAAAGTGCTGTGCCTTACCGCTTGGCGATAGCCCTACGCTGTGAGCAGATAAGCACTAACCGCCCACAAACCAAACAATATGAAAGGAGCGCAGCCTTTAACTGCCGTGTGATGAATCACGGGTTGATTTTCACGTCCAATGCCCGGCGGCGCGTCATTTCCGCCGATACCCACCAAGCCTTGTGACGGCTTTTAACAGCTTTCCGCTAGTGGGTCTTTTTAGAAGGTCTGAAAAATGGCTAATAATTCAGACAATCGAGACAGCCGGAATCGAACCGACATCTGACAGAGGGTTTGAGGGGGTTAAGGCTGCCAATGCTTTCCATTTGCACCATGTCTCGCGATAGGGCTGTATTTCAAGCCCTATGGGGTAAAATGCTATATTATGTGTGTTATTAGTTACTCTGTGATATAAAACAAAACCTTTCCTTTCAGACCGCCCTTTTCGGGCTTTTTTCAATCTCTTTCATTCTACACCACCTGCCTTTCTCTATGTTTCATCTGACATTCAAGCATCTGCCGAATATTTGATCTCGGCTGCCTTATGCCATGTCCTTGCTTAAATAATTCACATTGCAGCAGTTCCGCGCATTTTGTACATTCATCATTTATCTGTTTCCCTGCTATTTCCATTACTTTTCCTCGTAGTCTGAACAGCAAAAATTGTATTCCACGAAATCCGCCACATATTCGCTTGAATCGTTGCAGCACACATATCCCTGCATTTTGTCGTATTCGCCATATCTGCAATTTGCGCAACGCTTTCTCTTGCTTCTGAGCCCGTTATCTTCATCGTCAAAGTACATCAGATATCCCCCTCTGCCCGGTGTAGCGATTTTTCTTCCGTAAATCCATCCGGGTATCTCGCAATCAGTTTATCAATGTTGTACTGCATCACATCGTCAAGGTTCAGTCCAACTGCCGAACAATACTCTGCAATGAACCAAAGCAGGTCGGATATTTCGCTCATGGCGTGATGTTTGTCAAACTCATGCCCCTGATATTTCTTTTGGTACAAGCTGTGCAGCTCTCCGATTTCTCCTACCATGCCATGTAGCGCGTGCATTTCACAGCCTTTATTTGTCAAATCCTTATTGATCGTCCTAGCAGCTAGTAACTGGTATTCATGTCCTGTCATTTTCTATCTCCTCTATAAGTTTCTTGTACCATTTTGCATTATGTGCTAATAATATAGCGCTTATTATATTTAATACTATGCTTAGCAGTCCTATTAAACTCATGTATGTTATCTCCATAGGGTCTTTTTGTTTTTGAGGATATTTGAGGGACTTAGTAGGTGCTGATCCGCTTTCCCTGTTAGACCCCCACGCCCCTTGTCGGTCGGGAACTTTCCGCTGCTCTGCTCTTGCTTTAAAATTGTGTCTAAATTGTTTATATTGTTTCAAATTATTGTTTTATTGTCTCGTACTATTCGCTAAACAAAACTTTGCCGAATAGTTGAAACTATTCAAAACCTCTGAAAGCCGCATGAATACTAGATTTTCTAATTGTCCGCAAATATACACAATTTTAAACAATTTTTTCCGGCTGATCTGATGCCGATTTGTCCGCTATTTCCGCACAATTAGACGGTACTAACTTCGGCAACTCTGCGGCTGTTAGCGGCTGCTTCTGTCTGTTGCTGTCGCTGGTGTATGGACTTGCCCAGCCGAATTGTCTATTGAGCACGGCGATTGTGCCAACTGGATTCTGCTTGCCGGAAACAAGTTTATTTGACAAGGATTCCTCGCGAAAATGCTGTAATTTTTGAATTAAGCCGATTCCCGCTTGACTTGATCCAGATCCCTTCCCATCTCTCCAGTTGTAGAATGTCTGATCGTCTATACCTGTTAGAGTAGAA